CACGAGGCTGAAGTCGCCACCGACGAACCGCCCGTGAAGCTGATCACCTGCGATGCCGGTCCAGGTCGCGTAGTGGTAGCCACCGAGCGGGTGGAAGCCGGGGCTCGCCACGTAGAACAACCTGGGGAACGTCCGCCGCAGCCACGGCCCGCTGTCATCCTGATCCGAGATGGTGGTGACGCGCAGTTTTTCGACAAACCGGTCGAGTGCCTCAGGGGTGCGCGTGGCCCGCACCTTCCAGAGCGCCTGGGCGAGGCAGTTTGGCCCGCCCCAGACGCAGACCCACACCGGCCGCGGATCGTCGGCATCCACCACCTCGATGATCCGCTCGGATCCGGGTGAGTCGTGCCCAGCGCCGACGGCAGTCATGCCGTATCGCGGCGCACCGGTGCGGATCAGTGAGAGCAGTCGTTCGCCGGTGGGAAACCCCTTTTCGTGCACCTCGAGTGTGTCGCGAACCTTCCCATACGCCCGCACAATCGCCTCGATCCGCTGCGGGGCCGTGCGATCGGGCAGGTGCACCGAGGTGGTCGCGATCAGGCCTTCGGTATCCCACTGATTCGCGTAGGCGAGAAACCGCACGAGTGACATCGCATCGTCGGGCTCGTTCTCGATGTCAGTGAGAACGATGACTCGCGGCCGCTCCGCCGCAGCGGCCACGGTGGCCATCAGCACAAGGAGGCAGGCAGACACGCCCAGGCAGGGCACGAGACGAACGACGCGACGCAAAGACCTGTTCATGCACGAAGTCTATCACGATCGCGAAAGAGACGAGCCGGTGGATGCATGCCTCGTCAGTGACGCGCACCACAAACAACCCGTCGCTCGCCCGTCATCCGGCCCTCCGCCGCATCCTGAGGCCGCACACAACGCCCACGGCCGCCACCAGTGCAAGAGCCGAGGGCTCAGGAACAGCGGCCACGCTGCCAGCCGCGCCAGGGGCGGTGTTGTAGTTCCCCGCGTCGTAGAGGCCCGTGCCGAAGAAGTCGGCGGCGTCGAGGACGTCCACCACACCGTCGTAGGTGAAGTCGCCTTCCTGCCATTACCTGCGTTTTTACCCGCACCACTCGGACCCGCCGCACCACCACCCGCGCCTATAACGTCAGCAGAATCTGGTTCATTTATATAATTTATACCACCATCACCGCCTGAATATTTTAAATCGCCAATACTTGCAGACGCTTGACCACCAGACCCCGCAGCCGTAGAACTAGAGTCACCACCACATTTTGCCAATGCTCCGTTAGTTGTATTAGCAGGAGCAGAGTTAGCCGCTTTGTTAAACCACGTATCAGAACCAGTTGCGCCAACTTGAACATAAACAGTTTGACTTGCTGTTATTCCTGTTAAGGCGTTTGTTTTTGCATAAGCACCGCCGCCTCTAGCACCTTGACCACCTGCTCCCACACATTCAACTTGCAAAGTATTTCCGGCAGGAAAATCAGCAGGTATTGTAAATGTACCAGTTGCAGTAATTGCTCTGACTTTAATTGCCATGATTACGCCTGTGTCGTTACAGCAATAACATCCCACCTAGTATTGTTTGCGTTGTATATACAACCCACATACGTTGTTTTATTTACTGTTGTTGTAGTTGGTAGCGTTACGCCAATAGCCGTATAAGTTGCATTCCAAGTTATTGCCCTTGCTGTACCGTTGTCTAAAATTCTAAACATTAATTTGTTACCATCAACAGGCGTACCAATAGGCGCAGAAACAGTTAATGCTACTGCTTGAGCAGTTAAATTATATTGATCACCTGATGCAATAGTTGGTGCTAATGTAGCAGTTGATGCCGCAGTAACTACGCGAGGATTAATGCGCTTGTTTGTTAATGTTTCTGTTCCTGTCAGCGTAGCGCAAACAGCAAAATTATCATCCAACTGTTGCAATGGTAGATTGCTTGTCGCACTTGCGAATGTATAAGGAACTGGCATTTTTTAATCCTATCGAGAAATTGGAACGCTACGATTAGCGGATTGATACGCCGCCCAAATCGTATTTTTATTTGATGCTAAAAATTGTGTCGCGCTTTGTGTATCAATTGCACTCATGCTTGCAATATAAGTGCCGTTGTTTGTAAAACCATTATTTCCCATGCTTGCGGCAGCTTGTTGCCATGAGCCGCTTGGAATAACTGTGCCGGGCGTATTTGGCACAAACAACTCTGCGCCATTTTCACCAACAATAGTTGGTCGATCAACATAGCCGCCTGATGCTTTGCCGCTCATTAATAAATTAGCGAAAGAACCCATGCCGCCAATAGAACCGCCGCCGCCAAAAATTGCACTCATGCTCATTCTAAATAAACCAGTAGCTTGCTCTTTTAATGACATAAAAATTAAATCTTTAACTATGCTTTCTACTAAATCTTTAAAATTTAATTTGCCAGTTTCAACAAAATTACGCAATGCAGAATCCATGCTTTGCATTACCATTTGAAATGCTTCCCTGCCTCGATCTGATGCGCGCTCTGATGCTTCAATATATTTTTTAAAAGCATCATCCCATCCAGCCGCCCATGATTGTTGGCGTTCAATATCTTTTAATAAATTTTCTTCCCGCTTAGAATTTACTGCATCGTTTGACATCATTTCAAAGTTTTGCAATTCGTTTAAATTCTTTATTTTTTCCTCGAATAATTCTCTATCTTTTGCAGTTTTTGCCGTTCTTTCAAATTCTGTTTGTAAATCTCTGCGTTTATCAGCATATTTAATTTCTATTTCTGCTAATTGTTGTGCTGCATCAATACGCATTTTTAATAAATTATAATCATTAACTTTTAATTTATATGATTGCGATTCCAATTCAAGCATTTGCATTTGCGCTAAATGATTTGTTTCAATTCCTTCACGCTCTTTTATTTTTTGCACTTCTAAATCTTGATAAATGTATTTATTTTTTAATTCAATTTCTTTTTCTAATTGACCAAGAGTTAATTTATTTAATTCTTTTTGAGCAGGTATAGCCGCATCATAATAATTTTTTATGTTTTTTAAATTTGTTTCTAATAATTTTGAATTTTTTTCTTTAGCTGGCAGCGCATCATATTCAGCTTGCGCCGCAGTTAATTCTCTAATTTTATCTTGCTCAAGTTTTCTAATTTCTTGATCTAAATTTAATTTTCTTTCTGCAATAGAATAATCATCAGCATTCATTGTATGCTTTTGCATTAACAAAGATATTTCTTCACTATGATTAGCAATAGATTCTTTTAAAAGTACGTTCCGTTTTTCGTACTCTTGATTTGCTTTTATAATTGCCGTTCTAAATGATTCTTCTTTGCTAGTTGCAGGAGTTTCTCTTTTTTGCGTTCTTTGTTTTTCAGTTAATGGAAAAGTTTGTGAACCTGTTTCTGGTGTTTCAGGTTTTCCATAATCATTTACACTATCTAAAATTGCATCAGTAGCGCCAAAAGTTGCAATTGCAGCACCAAGCATTCCTAATGCTGAAAGCCAAGGATTAGATGCAGTAACAATTTTTAAAGCAGCACCAAGCGCAACAACTCCTTTAACAGCAGTAACACCAAATGCCACGCCCATTGCAATACCTAGAGCTTGAAACGCTTTTGTTAATGCTTCAACTTTATGTTCAGTTGGGATTTTATTAAATAAATTAACTATTGGTTTTGTTGCCATTAATGCCGCCATTTCAATTTCATGAAATAACGATTTCATTTTTTGCGCGGCATCAGCAGCTTGTTTGATTGCATCTTCTTGGTCTTTATAATGCCCTACTAAATCTTCAGCATTTTTTGACATTTGCGTAAAATCAACGCCTTTTGCCGCTTTGCTAAATAATTCATTTGCTAATGCATTTCTGCGTGTTACATCTTCAATTTTTGATAATCCAACAAAAGCCTTATCTAATAATTCCGCATTAGTTAAAAATCCAAGATCATGCGTAGAAATTCCTAATTCTTTAAATGTATCTCGCAAGTTTTCGCTACCTTGCGCCGCTTCATTTATTGCATTAGTAAACTTAACAAATAAAACATCAGCCTTTTCAGCATTGCCCCCCGACAATTCAAGAGCGTGTTTTAATTCAATAATTTTTCCTGTCGTAACTTCATTGGCATCTGCTAAATCTTGTAAATCATCTGCCGCATTAATAGCATGACCAGCAAAAACAACAAAAGCCGCACTTGCAACAGCAAAAGCAGTTTTAAGACCTTCAGCCGTTTTATCTAAATCTTTTAAATTTTGTTTAAATTCTTTACTTTTTTGTTGAGCCGCATCAACGCCTTTGACAAATTCCTTTGTGTCAAGAGTAAGAACTGCACCAAGTCTGGCAATTACGCTCATTTTTGATCCTTAGAATTTTTGCTTTTATACTTTGTGATTTTTTTATTTAATTCATCGATTAATGTTTGCAAAACTGATGATTGGTTAGATTCTAAAGCAGGTCGAATAAAAGGTTTGCCAGCTTTGTCTGCTGTTCCAAATTCTTCACCTAATGAAATCTTTGATCTTTTTACAGATACCATTGCTATTGCTGCATCAGTTAAATAAATATATTTTGATTGTAAATCTCTATTATTAGGTCGCCTTGCTTCAACAATTATGGATTCACGCATTCTTCCAGTATTAACACGCGCCAAACTTTTTGCAGATGGCAATGTAATTTTCATTGCATTTCTAAGAGCAGGTATTAAAACTTTTTTATTGACATCCGTATAGCCGAAATCATTTCCCATTTCAGTTAAAACTTTGTCAAAATCATTAAACCCATAAGTTGGCATTTTATATTTTAGGCTTTAATAAATCAGGCACATCAGGTTTTGTGGTCATAAAAGTTAATAATTGCTCATTAACTAAATTGCGTTTTTCTTCGTCAGTTAATGGTCTATAAATATATTCGTGCATTACGCCCAAAACATCTTTTAATGTATAGGCTTGTGCGTTTTGACTTCTAATATAATTAAACACACCAGTTGTTAGTGCGCCATTTACATTTATAAGTGCTTTGTTTCCAAACAATCCATCATTTAATGCGACCATTACTAATTCAAAATCATCCTCGCCCATTGCATCTGGATTTGCGCCATGAGCAAGCATATAAGCTCTTGCTTGCAGACGCAATGAGCCTATTAGTTTTTTCTTGTTTCTTCGTATCCGGGCGAAATAACTTCCGCAATTTTCCGCATTAATTCCAATTGAACCGCAAAAGGAAATTCTGCATTTACATCTTCATAGGAAATTTCATTCATATCAAAACCTTCTTGCGTTGGTACTAGCAAGCGGATTAATTGCAATATGCGTTCTTCAGTTTGCGCTGTTAATTGTGCAAGCTCTTTAATTGATTTGCCGTCAACAATTAAATCATCTTCAGTTATTTGAATTTTTTCTTGATCTTCAATTTCGCGCAATGGCTTTGACATTTCTTCAAATTTTGCTTCACTATTTACCGCCGCAACAACTCTGGAAATTTCTTCCATTTCGGATGCAAGAGGAACGCGAACGCGAAAATTTTGACCGCCTAAAGTAAATGAGCGGATTCTAATATTTTGATTAACATTAAGAGCGTTTGATAGTTTCATGTTTTATCCTTTTTTAATAATGCTATTGTATATTTCATTGTTCAAGTCGTTGACATATTGAACAACTTCTTCGGGTGACATCTTATCAGCATGGTTGGCAGCAATTGCGTGAGCCAATGAAATGCCTGTAAGTTTTTGTTGCGGAAAACCGAACCAACTTTTAGGTGCTGTTAATGATTGCTCAAGTAAATACCCAAGCAAATCGCCATTGTTGTTTATTTGTGTTGTCATATCTTCTCATATAAAAAAGCCCCCGAAGGGGCAAATGTTTTAGTTGTTTGACCAGCCGTATTGATTGCCGCGAGGATGAATCGTAAATATGCACTTAGCCTCTGCGCCGGGTTGCGCGTCTATTTGAAACTGCGATACGCGACCATTAAACGCATAAGCTACCGTATTAGAACCATCAACCGCAGCAATAGCAAATGTGCGATCTACTGTGCCGCTATAAGCGTCTGAACGAATTTGTAGCAGCGCAGTATCCGATGGATTCCAAGCAGCCGTAATTGACAAAGACGTAGGCGCAGATTGAGTTGGTATCTTGTCCGATTGACGCGAACCTGCAACAGAAAAATTTGCTACTGCATCATCTTGACCAAATGCTGGAACCGCTTCAACCGGAAGCAAAATTCCATTCGCGCCTGTGCCGTTTGCAGATGTGCCTACAATTGCAGCAACTTGTGCTGTCCACACCGCAAGGTTAGCAGTTGATAAAGGCGTTGGCGTAGCCGCCGATTGCATCCACATCGACGCACTAAAACCGGGCAATACTTTGCTTGGAATAGCCATGATATTTTCCTATTAAGCGTTATTAGACCAACCGTACTGATTACCGCGAGGATGTATAGTAAACATACATTTCGCTTCAGCACCGGGCTGTGAATCAATTTGGAATTGGCTTACGCGACCATTAAAAGCGTAGTAAACAATGTTTGAACCTTCAGTCGCAGAAATCACAAAAGTTCGATCCACAACTCCGCTATAAGCATCACCGCGCATCAACAGCAAATTAGTGTCACTAGGATTCCATGCCGCAGTAATTGACAAACTTGTCGGTGCTGATTGCGTAGGAATTTTATCCGATTGCCTTGTGCCAGCCACCGAAAAATTTGCAACTGCATCATCTTGCCCGAATGCTGGAATTGCTTCCACAGGCAGCAAATTGCCAATTACAGCAATTGGCGAAACACTCGCAACAAGTGCCAATTGCGTTGTAGTCAATGGCGTTGGCGTTGCTGTTGGTTGACAATACAGGCTTGCCGAAAAGCCGGGTAATACTTTATTTGGAAGTGCCATTTTTTATCCCTCGAAAAATTAAAAGTTATGTCGGAATATCTAAAGTGCAATCAAGGTAAATTGAATGTAAGCCAATGTCGTTGTCGAATGTATTGTATAAAAAATCAATATCAATCTTGCTTACATAAAACAACCCGCCAAACTGCCCAGAGTATCCATGCAAAGCCTGTATTATCGTATTTGCTATGCCAAACGCATCTTGCAATGAGCCAGCATAAATATTGGTTTGGAATATTGGTCGATCAATACCCTTCACCGATT